GATTTTCGGGTAGGGGCGTATCTGGATACTCTGGTTGTTCTGGTAGCGGTGTTTCTGGCTGGTCTGGATTCTCTGGTTACTCTGGCTCTGGCGTAAGCGGGTTTAGCGGGTTTTCTGGAGATTCTGGGATTAGTGGCTACTCAGGCATTAGCGGATACTCTGGAAGCGGTGTAAGCGGGTTTTCTGGCTACTCTGGCATATCTGGCTTTAGTGGCTCTGGCGTATCGGGCTGGTCTGGCTATTCGGGCTTTTCGGGTAGCGGTGTTTCTGGCTTTAGCGGTTACTCTGGAATATCAGGGTATAGCGGGTTTTCTGGCATATCTGGATATAGCGGTTCGGCTGGTCTGGGTGGAACTATCGGGGCTTATGGTTCTTTCTACGACACCACAAATCAGACAACAACTGCAAACACGCCTACTGCGGTCACATTAAACACAACGGCTGGTAGCAATAGCGTAAACCTTATATCTGCAAGCCAATGGCAATTCAATAATGCTGGCACTTATAGCATTACCTATTCCATCCAGTTCACAAACCACAGCACGGCTTTTGGAACTACGCAAGTTTGGTTAAAGAAAAATGGAACTAATGTTGCTGATAGCAATACACATTATGATGTGCCAGACAAACAAGGTAGCGCGTTTTCATCTGAAGTTTTAACTGTCAATTATGTTTTAGATGTTGCGGCAAATGATGTGTATCAACTTTTCTGGGACACAACAAATGCAAGCGTAAAAATAGAAACTCTTGCTGGTAATGGAACATATCCATTAACGCCTTCTGTAATCTTGACTGCTACGCAAGTCATGTATACGCAAAGCGGTTATAGCGGGGCAAGCGGTTACTCTGGAATTTCTGGTTACTCTGGTTTTAGCGGTAGCGGTGTGTCTGGTTACTCTGGTTTCTCTGGCATATCTGGTTTTTCTGGCTCTGGCGTATCAGGCTTTAGCGGATATAGCGGTTCTGGTGTATCTGGGTACTCTGGTTTTTCTGGATTTAGCGGAATTGATGGCGCACAAGGCGCGTCTGGATTTAGTGGAATTTCTGGATGGTCTGGAATTTCTGGTTACTCAGGCACTAACGGCACAAATGGCACAAGCGGTTTTAGTGGTATTTCTGGTTGGTCTGGATTTTCAGGGATTAGCGGTTACTCAGGTGGCACGGGTTCTGATGGCGCAAGCGGGATAAGCGGTTACTCTGGCTATTCGGGTTCTGGTGTTTCTGGATATAGTGGATTCTCTGGTTACTCTGGAATTGGAACATCTGGATTCTCTGGATACTCAGGTTATTCTGGAACGGCTACGGGCGTAATCTATGATTCGTTTACGGCTACCGCATCCCAAACAACATTCACAACTTCGCTAAGTTATACATCTGGAAAAATCAGCGTTTATGTAAACGGGGTTAGGATGGTTAACGGCACAGATGTAACAGTCACAAGCGGAACATCTATTGTCTTTGGCACAGGCTTGGCAGTTAACACAAGGGTTGATGCGGTATATCCAAGATAAGACATGACACAAGACAAGACAATATACGGGTTAAGCGTTGTAACCCAATGGGAACAAATCCTAGAAATACACGCATTAAAACTTGCCAAAGAACATCACCCAGATTGGTATCGCTGGAGACTATCCAACAACTATGAACGGGCGGTGTTCTTAAAAGGTGATTCAGTATTTCCAAGGGAAGCCACACGCTACATCTGGGCAAACCAAAACTTCTATGGGCAAGATGTTTTAGAGGTCGGTTGCTCTACTGGATACGGCTCACAGTTTTTGCCAACAACAGCGCATTACCTTGGTCTTGATTACGACCCAATTATTGTTGATGTGGCTCAAGAACAAGCGTGGGGTTTACATAGACACTTTAAACAAGCCAACATAAATGATGGGCTAGATCATTCTTGGGACACCATCATTGCGTTTGAAGTCATTGAACATCTAGACAATGGTTTAGAGATTGTGAAAATGCTGCAACAGCATTGCCAACGGCTTTTGATTTCTGTGCCGTGGAATGAACCGCAAGGTTTTTGGGGTGAGCATCACAAACTGCACGGGCTAAACGAAAGCCATTTCCCAGACTTTAAATTTTCTTATATATCTGAATCGGGAAACATTACCGAACAGCCCCAAATCATTTGCGAAACAAATCGTTGTAACTTAATGCTATGTAGGTGGGATGCATGATTCTTTGTTCTGTGGCTACACGGGGTCGATACTTCACAACCTTACCGCTAACCCTTCAAGCAATTATTAACCAGACGCTACCAGTAGATAAGTTAGTAATCTTTGATGACAATGACGAACCGCAAGATATGCGGAATGAACTGATCTACGCGCATTTCTTTCAGATGCTAGACATTAAGGGCATCCCGTGGGAATGGGTCTATGCTGGTAAACAGGGACAGCATCACATTCACCAGATGGCTAATAGCATGGGCTATGAATGGGTTTGGCGCGTGGATGATGACGCAATACCAGAACCAAATGTTTTGCAAAGACTTTATGCTTGCACAGGATTCTTTGACAAAGTTGGTGCAGTTGGTGGCTCAATCCTAACCCCGCCTGTCATGGATACCAGTAGGGTATCTGGCACGATTGACTTGATAGACCTAGAACCAAATATCCAATGGGGCATGATTGATGGTTGCAAACAAGTAGAACATTTGCATTGTTCTTTTTTGTATCGGGCTGGTGTCTATGACTACAACCTAAATCTTTCCCGTGTAGCGCACAGGGAAGAAACCTTATTTACTTATGGCTTGCATAAAAAAGGCTATAAGGTTTATGCGGTATCTGGTGCAGTTACTTGGCATTTAAAAAACCCCAAGGGTGGCATTCGTAGTGAAACCCAACAAGAAATGTATGAGCATGACGAAAAGATATTTCGCACACATATGCAGTTTAAGGATTACACAGTTGTGGTACTGAACTGTGGTCTTGGTGACCATATTGTGTTTAGCAAAGTCTTGCCAAAGATTAAGAAGCCTTTAGTGTTTACTTGCTATCCAGAGGTTATAGAGGGAAAATCCATAGCAGAGGCACATTCCATATTTGGCAACCTTGACCAATGGAATATCTATGGGCAGATGGACAAATGGAAATGGTCGCAAAGCCTAGAGAAAGCATTTGAAAGGATGTATCTTTGATAGTCATTTCACCTTATTCAAGACCACTTAGCAACGGCAAAAACAATCCTAAGAACTATCCATTTTGGGAAGAATTGATTGCCATGATTGAAGAACCGATTGTGCAGATTGGCGTAGAAGGCGAAGTGCAACTGGTAGAAGATTTTAGAAAAGGTTTGCCCATAAGCCAACTAAAAGAATTGTTGCGTGAATGTCGCACTTGGATTTCTTGCGATAGTTTCTTTCAGCACCTTGGTTGGATAGAAGGCAAAAAGGGTATTGTCCTGTGGTCTGTCAGCGACCCTTTAATCTACGGGCATCCAGAAAATACTAACCTTTTAAAAGACCGCAAGTATCTTGCTGGCAATCAATTTCTTTGGTGGGAAGCATATGACCACAACGAAGAAACATTTGTCCCAGCGCGTGAAGTATTTAAGTGTCTTTGATATACTTTCCCCAATTAAATTGCGGGGAAAAAATGACCGATAGCAAAGAAACATTAGCGGCAGTAGCGGTCAAATCAGCCCCGCCTGTAACTGTATCCATAGCGTCTGTATTTGGCTATCCCGTATCGGATGTGCTTATCTGGGCAACCCTTATCTACACGCTATTGTTGATAATCCAGAAGTGTTACCAAATCTACAAAGAGGTTAAAGATTGACCCGTTCACAATTGGCGCGGCATTCAAGGCATTGCAACTTGCCTATGATGGCATTACCTATTGTTGTAACGCCTTAAACGAAGGCAAGGTAGCGGTACAGAAGATAAAGAAGGCAACAGATGACGCACAAACTATTGTCAAAGAAGCAAAGTCAATCTGGGGGTTCTTTGCTGGGTTATTTAGCAAACCAGAATCTAAGCCAGCCGCAGAAGCAAAGCCTGTGGAAAAAAAGAAGGCAACTTACACAACCCACATTCCTAACGAACGCGAAATTGTCCAGCAATTTATTGGACACTTAGGTGAGTTCTTTAGAAACCATAAGACACTTACAGAATATGTAGAAGTTAAGTACGAAGAAATATTTTCTAGTGCAGACCCAAAGCCAGAAGATATTTTGGAACTTAGCGTTTACAAAAATGAGTTAGACCAGTTCTATGTAAAGTTAAGCGGGATGATGCGCGGGGCTGGTGTCCCATCCCAACTTGGTCCATTGTGGGATAACTACAATGAAATTTATACTAAGGTACAAGCAGAACAACAAAAAAGAAAAGAGCAAATAAGAATCAGAAGGCAACGCGAAGCCTACAAGAAAGAAAGGTTTAGGCAAGAAAAGATTGAACTTGGCATGGGATTGTTCATGGTTCTACTTATCGTTTCTTGGCTTTATGCGGTATGGATAAATTCATTTATCGTGGAATTTTGATAATGCTTTGCGTGATTCTGTCTATCATCTTGATCATTACGCCTGTGATTATTATGATGTGGATAAAGATTCAAAAAGCAGAAATAAGAATAGAGAAAAAAGAAAAACAGATTAACCGATTGATACACCAGTTAAAGGAACAACCAAAATGATGACGCTATTTTCAACCCTACTATCTTTCTTAATGGGCGGTTTACCTAAACTGTTTGATTTTTTTCAAGATCGCGCAGATAAGGCGCATGAAATTGAATTGGCGCGTATGCAGACTGAACGCGAATTAACTTTAAAAAAGGCTGGTCTAGAAGCACAAGAGCGCATAGAACACATACAAACAGAACAGATACAGATTAACGCTGAAGTTACTAATGCCCAGACTGCTATACAAGAGCGTCAAGCCTTATATGCACACGACATTGCTATTGGTCAGGGTGCTAGTCAATGGGTAATTAACGCCCGTGCTATGGTGCGACCAGCCATAACCTACGGCTTGTTTATCTTGTTTGCCTTTGTAGAAATCTTTGGTTTCTGGTTTGCTTATCACAAGGAAGTTCCATTTGATGTTGCTTTGGATTTGTTGTGGGATAACGAAACACAAATCATTTGGGCATCTGTGGTTTCGTTTTGGTTTGGCACACAAGCATTTAACAAAAAATGAACATCAGCGCAAAGTGCATAGAAGATATAAAGCACCATGAGGGGGTGCGCCAGAAGCCTTATCGGGATTCTGTATATCTATGGACTGTGGGAGTGGGTCATTTAATGTATGACTCACAAGCCAAGTTGCCAGTTGATCAAAGATCGGCAATTCAGTTGCTACCACAAGACAATAGAACTTTTAGCATGGAAGAAGTAAATGCAATTCTTAGATCAGATTTGGCAAGGTTTGAGCGTGGGGTTTCTACCTTTTGTCCAGTACCACTTACCCAAGGCAACTTTGATGGGCTTGTATCTTTTGCTTTTAATGTTGGTCTTGGGACATTACAAAGATCAACCTTGCGTCAAAAGGTTTTGCGCGGAGATATTCAAGGCGCGGCAGACGAATTCTTAAAATACAACAAGGCTGGTGGCAAAGTGCTAAAGGGGCTGGTGACTAGACGCAATGATGAACGCGCCTTATTCCTTAGTTAATCTTTGTCTACGCTAAACCATAGGACTGCGATTATTACGCCTATTCCTACACACGCGCCAGTTATCAGAAGGGCAATGATGGTTAAGATACTTTCAAGCATATTGGCTCAATTCTTTAAGTCGTTCTTCAAGTCTGCGAATTCTTTGGCGGTTGTATTCAACAACGCTGGTGGCGTACTCAAGTGATTGCTCTGCTTGCATTTTGGAAATGTAGGCTTCACGCAATTCTTTATTAATGATTTCCTCTAGTGTTCTTGGTCGCAGAACATCACGCATAAAGTTGACAAGTATTTCTCTATTGGTCATTTCTTTTCCAATGCAGTAATTCGGTCAGACATAGCCCGTACACATTCTGTCAACAAAGCAACTTCAATCCGCAACTTGGCTTCTTGGCTTGGGTTGTTGATAATTTCTTGTTTGACTTTGCTTCTGCGTTCTATTTCGTTGAAGGCTTCTAATTCTTCAGAAGTTGCATAGCGATAAGGTACAGAAATGTTTATTGGTCTATTCATTTATAACTTTCAAATGGAATTAACTCAGATTGTTTAACAGAATAATATTCCCCGTTGCCAATGTCAATGCGGTTTTCATCAACCAATAATTCTTTGCGTTGAATCCAGCCAATGACCCTAACGCAAGTGGAATGCAGTTCTGTCAGCACAAACACATCCACAGGCTTAGTGCCAGACCATCCAACTGCATTTAGATTCCCTCCAATTTTGCTGGCGCACTTAACATCAATTAACTTTCCTTTATGGCTTATTAGGTCAGCCCCAAATTTTCGATAATCACAATTTAAATCAAAATGCAATTTGAGCAACTTAGACACGGCATATTCGGTTAATACGCCATTGATGGATATTTGCACACCATCTTGTTTTTTGTCTTGCTGGCGGTCTTTTGCATTTTGACTTGTTATGTGATTCCGCATTTTCCCAATGTAATTACAGATTGCAATTTCAGTTGGGGAAAGCGGAACATCTACATATTGTTGATTAAAACCCAACATCATCAGGTCTATTGCCCTGTTCCTCTGGGTCGTTTAAAAAAGCCGTGCCATCCCAATTATTAAAAGGCATTAAATCAAGGGCAAGCATCTGACCGCCATTGCCAAGATCAATGACTTTACCAATCACACGATAGCGTTGTTTTGTTTTGCCGTCTTTGTCGGTATAACTGCCGACTGATGCTTTTACAAGTTTAAGAGTTTTAGACATTTTGTTTCTTTCAAAAGGTGTGTTCTGCGGAGATTTGTTTTACGATTTCTTGGTAGAAGTCTCGCGCACCTTCTACTTTGATTTTGATTTTTTCTTCTAATGCCAGATCGCGTTCATAGAAAACACGGGTCACGCGCAGTTCTGGATTGATGTGGTCGACTTGGTGCAAGGCTTTATCTTCATAGCCAATTAAGTTTTCTGGCGTGTTAACCAAGCAATAGCACAGTTCAAACTTATCCAGATTGGTCAACATCATGTAAGCGCGACCTTGCCATTCATAGCCCTTATCTTTGCCCAGATCGGATAGACAGGGAAAGGTAGTAAGCGACCAAGAAGATTTAATATCGCGCACCACACCATCATCACAAATAAGGTCTGGCGTACCTCTCAGCCAATCGTTTTCCAGCATTAATTCATTCTTTTTGTAATTGCTAAACAAAACAGAATTCAACAGTTCAATGGATTGGTCTTCAACATCAAGACCCTTAGTCATATATTTACTGGTAATTTTTTCATCAAAGCCATAGACAAATTCTTTTGCCATTTTGATGATGGTGGTTTTAGCCCCGACCGACAGGATTTCATCTTTGCCTTTGGGGTCGGTCATTATTTCCCCAATCATGTGCGGTCTAAATTTAAGCATTGGCTAAAGCCTTTATAAGTAATTCATTTTGTTGTTTGGTAAGTGCAAACTGTTCATGCAATTGAACTGTGGTGTATTTGCCTTCTTTAATTCGCAAAATAGCATCCGAAAAGCGTTTGTCAGTTAGCGTTTGTTTTTCTGGTTCTTTAGGCATTGCGGATTCCCCATCATCATCTTCTGGGGCGATACAGCAAGCCGCCATAAGCGAACCCCTACGGGCATAAGTCAAAGCCGACATGAAGCCCTGTGGGTCGTTCTTGGTGGTTGGAAAGCGAAGGATTCCACATTCAAGCATTTCGCCAGATTCATGGATAAACATGGTTTCTACTTCAATGGCATCAATGCATTCATAAGACTTCTGGATAAGTGCAATTCCGTTGTTGTTAAGCGCATCCATAACGGCATCAATGCAAGATGCAAGATCGGCATACCGACCGCCAGTAACGCTATTTTTAAAAGCAAGATTAACTGAGTTTTTGAGTGCTGGTGCAAACTCTTTCTGAGCGCGTACCAGCGCAGTTGCTAAATTCTTCATAATTACCTTTTAAGAAAACCAAACATAAAACCCATGCAATATGCCAATGGGAAAGAAAAGTGCGCCAGCCACAAGGAATCCCCAGATGGTGTGACTGAAACAGTAAAAGATGTGCGTAAGCCAAGCACAGAAACACATTAAGCCAATGAACTGTGCCATTTAATTTCCAGTTGCAAGTAAAGCAATCACAAAACCCGTGGCAACCCCAAAAAGCCACAGTAGGGTAAGGTCAGCCAAGGTTGGTTTTGTTGGCTTGTATGGACCATCTAAGCCGTTTTGGGTGTAGTTCTGATGTTTCATTTGTGTAATGCCTTATCAAGTTGTTGGGTTTGCCATTTATCAATTGCAGAATCGGTCGCATCATCAATGCGTTGTTGTTCTGCCCACTTGCGAACAGTTGCCATATATTCAGTCTCAAGAATCTTGATAACTGAATCACGCAGTAGATCGTTTATTTCTATGCCGTTGCAATAAGCAAAGTGAAGATTGCCTGTATAGCGGTCAAAGAAACAATCAAGCGGGATTACATCCGCATACATAAGCAACATTTGCGATAGTTCTGGGTGTTCGTCTGCGTAGTTCATGTTTTAACTTTCAGAACGAAGTAATTTAAAGTTTGCGTCAAACAATGTGTTGTCTCTAATAGATTCGTAAATGTTAAGCAAAGCGTTGTATTCTCCATAAGCCATAACACGATCAAAATCTGTTTTGTCTTTAAGTTGATTTGTGCCATTAGTGGAAACAAAACCCCAAACTTCTTCCATTTTTGAAATTTGGTTTTCCAATGTAATTAAGAAATTTTCTTTGCTAAAACGAATTGTCATAGTAATGCCTGTGGTAGTTGGTTGCGTTGTTCTTGGTCGTATTCGCGGATTTGCTTGGGTGTCCAAGGTACTGCGCCTGTGGCTGGCGGGAAAGGTGGGCAGATGGATTGCATTCTTTCAAATTCATCATCTGTAACAACTTTGATTTTTCCTTTGTCAAGGCGGTGGATATAACGGGCATCATGTGCAAATGCCGTTGCTTGTTTAAGTGTCAGATGGATGGTTAGTGGATGCCAAGTATTGTCATAGTCGCTATGGGCAATGACCAGCCATTCTTTTGTCCAAGATTTGCTTTTCATTATTTTTTAATCCAGAAGCCATAGACGCAACGACCAGTAGCCCGTTGTGGATTCCAAGTATCGTTAATAACACCATCAATCACAGATGTGTAATGTTTGCTAACTGATACAACCAATCGACCCATTGGTAATTCGCCATCAGCCAAATGAACTTTGCATCCTGTGCCAATACCCATTGTGGGAATCCATACAAAGCCAATAGAAGCCATGTAATCTTTAAACCACTTGCGAGTTACATTGATGCCGTTATTTGCTGATGCAGAGCGTTTGCCAGATTTGCCAGAGCGTTGATTGCCTGTGCCTTTTGCAAGTGCGTTATAAACTTCTATGTATGGCAAGCCAGATGCAATTGCTACTGCACGGGTTACGCAATCACCAGCCTTACCTTGGAAGCCAGCATTTGTCCTACCGCCATCATTTAAATTAAATTTCATGTTAATTACCTTTTAAAAGACCCTCTGCGAAATTGCTTTGGGGATGAATAATTATAAGAAAGATTAAGCCCTAAAACCATTTATGCAAAAATAATTTATAGGACAAACCCTAAGAAGGGGCTTTCGCCCCATCCTTAGACCTTTTCCATTTTTCTCCAAGCAGTTGAACCAATCCAACTTTTCCAAATTTTTTCATCTCTTTGGGCTTTGAAATAAACCCGTGCGCCATCCAATTGAGTGGCAACATAGGTTGCGTTGTTT